TCTATATATTGTGACGGGAATCAATTAGGAGAAACATATATGCCCCCAGTTCCAACACCCGTCCCGACGCAGCAGAATGCGTCATTTAACACGTTCTCAGGAACGTATGAAGCCTCAGGCGTAACTGAAACCTCAGGTGTTTCAGGTGAGGTCAGCGGTCTCTTTGAAATTGAGACCCAAGACCTTACGATCACTTACTATCGTATGCCTAGGATAATAAACTCAGTAAGTAACATTAGTTTAAGTGCCCTTCCTACATGGGGAGGTAACATATTCTCAACAGAGCTTCGATATGAGGTTCGAGCATCTTATAGAAAATCTTACTCAGTGGGGCAGTACGCCACTTCGGCGTTTGTTCAGAACCAGAAGTTCCGTATTGTAGCTAACCCGCAAGATCAGTATGGTAACTCGTATGGTGAACTTTCTGCTGGTGGCGAGCTTACATTAGGAGCGGCTGGTGTAGTTGCAACTGAGACGCCGTACTACGCAAGAAGATTGGTTACCCAAGCTGGCGTATCTGAGTCTAGTTCCGTTACGGTGTACAACTGTGCGTTTAAGGACGGTCACCTGCTTTATGAAACGGGTACTGATGCTATGCAAGCTGCTTCGGATGAGCTTTCAAAGATGATCTTGGCTACGAACCCTCTTGAGGCGGGCGCGTTCCAAGGAAACAGAGACTCTATATCTTTCCTTAGTATTGCCCCCAAGTATAACATCCAAGGCGGATACATCACAAGTAAAGAGACGGATATTCTTGTGAAGGACTTCGTAGACAACGTAGGTGCTTCTGTAGCTATTCCGGATCAGTTCTATGATAACGTCCCGGAACTCGGAGGCTCTGTACCTCAAACAGCTACACCTAGGCTATCGACTGCTACCTTACCTCAATATGACGCCAACCGTCACTCTTGGGCCTGATAGCTAAATAAACAAGCTAAGACACCTCGCTTTTTTTGGAAGCGGGGTGTTTTTTTATGGTACTACTGAACTACATAAGAATAGAACTTGGAATTAAATATGAAATACTTAGATAAGTTAGCAGAAGCTAAAGTGGACAAGGGCAAGACGCCTGCTGAAAAGATAAAAGCTCGGGTTGCCCGTATGGGTAGGAAGCCGGACGAATTAGAGCAGAAGACTAGAACTGGTCCTGTGGGTGACATGGCTCGAAGCAAAGCTCAGAGGAAGGCAAGACTCCATACAGAGGAGGGACCTGTAACAAAAGCTGCGAACAAGTTTGCAAAGAAGAAAGAAGCTGAGTCCATAGCAAAAACAAAAAAAGATTATGAGGCTGTGTATGGTAAGCCCAAGCCCAAGCGCGAAGACGCCCACACAAGTTATCAACAGATCGGAGATGTTTTAGCTGAGGCAATGTTTGGTAAGATTCGTACCAAGGCGGCAAACAAGTTAGATGACATTTCTCGTAAGCAGTACAAAAAGGGTGAGTCTGACGAGGCTAGTGGTAAGCCTAAGCGAGCGGGTATGAGAGGTAAAGCGGCGCACGCTGCGGGTAAACTAGCTCAGAAGGTTAGACCTGAGGACAAGGGATGAGGAGCAAAGTAGATTTTTATAGATCCGTGGGGTCTATGTTATTTGAGTTTGCTCGAATCCCCGCTGACAATGCTAGGCAAGCTGCGCGTGACAAGATAAAGAAGGCAGGTAAAACCATATCAGCGGCTACCAAAGCATACGATACGGCTAAGAGCGATGTTGGTGGCAAATTGAGAGGTTCGCCTGCTAGACTACGGGCGGCTAGATATCTTAGAGATGCTCTGAACGCTAGAAGAACGGTAAATAAAAACGTCAGCAAGGCGGTAGAGCCAAAGACGGAGGAAACTTAATTATGACGGATAGAAATGAATATGTGGATGCTCTTAAGAGCGAGTTTGATGCCTACTCTGAGAAGGTAATAGAAATCTTTGATGCATACGAAGCTGGTTTGCGGCCTGAGCCCACACCTGTTATTCCGCGCCCTGTACTTCCAGCGAACTTTAGGGTCCAGGGTAGAGGTCGGACGGTATCCCTTAGTTGGAGTATGCCGCTACCTCGTGAGACACCTGGAGTTCAGATTCAACGTAAACCTGCTTTTAAGGAAGAGGGTGGTTGGAAGAATCTAACTAAAGAAGCTGTTGATGGTTGGACGGATATCATAACTGAGTCGGAAGCTGATGTCGAGTCGCTTTGGATTTATAGAATTCGTGGTTATGGTTACAACGCTGATGGTGCGCCTCATGCATCACCTTGGAGTGAGGATGTTTACTATGAGATTGAGATAGATCCTCCTGTACCTCCTCCTAGCTTTGATTTTATAGCTCTGAACTGTGCTGAAAATTCGGCGGCGCAAAACAAGTTAGTAGCTCTACCTGCCATGAGAGCCGAGAGGGCTGATCGTACTAGTGTTGGTACTATTGGAGACGTTAAAAGAGGTGATTGGACCGATGGTGATCTACTTAAAGAAAATTTGGAGTCTGTTGTTCCTAAGGGTTATGCTCAATGGTCTTCTAACCTGCACCAAGACTATCCCAACCCGCGCCCTGGTAAGTACACCTGGAAGAACATTGGAGTATCTCCTGAGATCCTTCCTGAGCTAGCCAGACAGCTTAAGTGGGGCACCCGTGAATATAACTCTGGGTTGCGTGAGTTCATCGAGTGTGATTTCACGGACATCCCAAGGGAGCATGGCTTCTATGTGTCGAACTACGCGGGTACATTGGTAGATAAGTGTACGTTCCTTCGTTGCGGCTCACAGGGCGTACAGTGGGCTCACCGTGAGGAGGCTTATCAGCAGTATGGCCCGGATTGTCTACCGTACTCTGCCAAGCCGTCACACGTTATTAGGGACAGCCACTTTGTGGACAATGCTTACAAGGGCGACAGACCCAGCTTCAACGCTACGTTCTTTCACCCAGGGTGCAGTGAGTTCCCAGGTAGCCTTCTAGTCGAGAACTGCTCCTTTGTCTGTGACTGGCCGGAGGCTCGCCATGACGGTAAGAAGTCTACAGGTGCTCTTGTGGTCACGCCTACAGGTGAGAACGCTCCTATCAAGGATGTCTGCATGATGGACCATGTTCACATTAAGAATACCTTGTTCGACTTCACAAAAGGAGATCGGTCTATATGCTCTCTACGCTCTATTGAAGAGATCCTCATTGAGGACTCCTGCGTTATCGCCAGAGATTCCACGTATAATAAGATCAGTATTGACAAGGACTACGGAGCTATGGGAAACACAAAGACCCAGCGTATAGTTGTTCGCAACTGTGTCGCTGAGAACATTGATGTTCAGGTCTTCCTAGCAGCCGATGCTGAGGGCAAGCAAGAGTATAGGACTGTTCCTATGCATTGCCCTGGAGAAGAGCTAGTAATTAACGGGGTAACTGGAGAACTTATAAGCCGGACACCCCTGGATTGAAAAGAAAAACTATAAGCAGAAAGCAATATAGAAACAAGGATGGTAAGTTTTTTGAGAAGCAAGAAGATTTTCGAAAGAAACTTACCTACCTTACCATACTAGATAACAAGAGAAAGTTCGGAAAGGACTTCAAACATCAAAATCTAAACGATAGGATTAAATGACATGAATAGAGAAGCTTACTTTGCTGGTGCTTATGCTCCTGGCAGTGGACTGTACCTTATGGCGAGAAACATGTGGGGAGATATCCCTGCTGCTGCGCCCGTAATTGAGGAAAAGGTTGCTGAAAAGCCTGTACAAAAGCCCAAGGCAGCCAAAAAAACCGCAAAAAAGAAAACTAAAGAGTGATTCTGTAGATATTACTCTTTTATTTGGAGAGGCAACTCAGTTTTTGAGATAAATGCCTCTCTATTTTTGTGCCAAGAGTCTCTACCGACTAATTCACCTAAGGAATGATGAATAATTTTTATATCCACGGCTTTATTTGTAAATCCTTCCAAGAATGCCTTCGTTGTATAGTGAATATCGTAGAAATCCCACCTACCCTCGAAGTATTCTGGCTTATCTAAGCCTATTTGAGAAATAGTCCTGGCTCTAGCAGCTAGGAACAAGCCATCAAGGGCTACAACAGGTCCTGGGAAGCCGTAAAGGGTATCTACGGGATGTATTTGGTCTGGATGAATATGGTAAACTCTACCTCGATGTTTTCCTGCTCTCCATTTCTCTCTATCCCACCATATGGCGTCTTTACCTAGGTCTGTTGTTCCTGCTACACCAACAAAGCCTACATCTGTGGGTTCTGTTTCTTCTTTTAGTTTATCTAAGAAGTCTTCTTTTGCTTCATGAACTTCGATGTCATCATGACAAAAGATAAACAGATCCTCAGGATCGGGGCTTACCTTTTTAAACGCTGATGCATAAGCAGAAAAGATAGACGCCTGATTACACATAAGTAATGTTTGTATTCCTACAGAGGAATAATAATTCATTAATGCATGTGCTGTAGGAGAAATATCCTCTCTTGACCTAGTACATATAACAGCGTAAGTGTTCATATACTATAATATAATATATTAAAGGATTTTTCATGGAAAAAGATAAATTATTACAAGAATTCAAGAAGTGTTCTGAGGACCCAGTGTATTTCATATCAAAATACATTAAAGTAACTCACCCTGTTCGGGGCCTAGTTCCCTTTAAGCTGTACCCATTCCAGGAAAGGATTCTTGGAGACCTACAGGACCACAGATTCAATATTCTTCGTAAGTTTCGTCAGGCCGGATGTACTACTATTGCGGCTGGCTGGTCTCTTTGGACTATCATATTCCAGAAACACAAGTCTGTAGTTATTCTTTCCAAGGGTGACGCAGAGTCTACAGAGGTTCTTGACCGAATCAAGCTAATGTATGACGAGCTTCCAGAGTTCTTAAAGCCTGGAATCGTTGAAGATAACAAGCATACACTCAAACTCAAGACAAATTCTGTAATCAAGTCGAGACCTTCTGGTAAACAGTCGGGTCGATCACTCGCTGGATCACTCCTAATCATTGATGAAGCTGCATTCATTGAAAATATTGATACTATTTGGGCTGCTGTTTATCCGATCATTTCTACAGGTGGTCGTGCTTTCGTGCTTTCTACTGTCAACGGTATCGGTAACTGGTATCATGAAGTCTATCAAAAAGCTCTTGATGGGGAAAACTCATTCCACCCCATAGATATCAGGTGGCAAGAGCACCCAGAGTATAACTTCACTCCTGGCTTTGAAGAATTATATGAAAAGATGGCTGAAGCCGAGTTGGACATTCACAAGTGGGAAGAAACCACAAAGGCCAACATGCCCACGAAGCAGTGGCTACAGGAGTATGAGTGCAGCTTCCTAGGCACAGGTGATACTTACATTGAGGGAGAAATCCTAAAAGATGTGGCCCAACAGACCAGTGAAGATTATTTCACCAAATACAACAACCGTATGCGCGTGTGGCAGGACCCACAACCACATTACAGCTACCTGATTGCCTGTGATACGTCCCTTGGTAGAGATAGAGATTACTCCGCATTTCACATAATAAACATGTATAATGGGCAGCAAGTTGCTGAGTTCTACTCTAATAGGACAGCAATAAATGACTTTGCTCAAATATTAGCTAACGAAGGTATGCTATATAATACAGCCCACGTTATTTGTGAGCGAAACACGATTGGAAACAACTTGATTGACTGGCTCTACAACATCTATGAGT